TGAGTCGGTGTTTAGCTGTGCACCAAATATAAGAACTTCAGTGAGAGTTGCGTCTGAGGCTCGAAAATCAACGGTGTAAAAATGGTCACCACCTAATTCTGATGTATCGACAACAAAATCAAACCGCTGCCATTCCTCAGTGAGGTTAACAGAATAACGAGCAATATCTGAATGTCCTAAAAGATCAACAGTACCAGTACCGCTTACAGTTCTTGCATAAATGCTTTTGACTTGACCTGTTGTAGTTAGATTCAAGTCAGCCATGTGAGCATTCGATCCAGTTTTAGTAAGTTTGTAAGCTCCAGTACCTCCAAAGGGATCAGTGACGCTAGAAGACGCTACCGAAACGTCATCAGAAAAATAAGCTGCGTTACTAAAGTCTTCAGAATAAGGAACAAGGTTCTCTCCGCCAACAAAGTCATCAATTGTTGTTTCGGTAAATGTTAGTCCATCATTGGAAACTACGGGGGTACTTATGTATTCGGAAACTTCGGGTAACAGTTCTTTGACTGAGATGTTATCTATTACAAAATATCCTCCATTCCTTGCTGTGAAAAATAAATTTCCATTAGAATTAGTATGGGTGAAGGTGACAGACTGACTACCATTTCCAGTAATGTTATAATAGAGTCCACTTCCACCTAAATTATTAGTTATCCATCTATTACCTGTGCCGTTATCTGATGAAACATCAAAGGTCACAACGTATTTCCTGCCCTCTGTTAGAGGGGCTTGAACGATATGGCTAGTTTGTGAAGTGCCATCAATAGTTGCAACGCCACTTCCAATTGAAGCGTCACCAAGCTGTGTCCAAGCACTCGTATCATCAAAGTTTCCGTTAGCTATCAACTCACTTCCAGAAGGAGTGGACTCGTAGACTGTTTGCTGAAGCATAGCTCCCCATGCGTAGACCTCATCGTTAGTGGTGTCGATCCTTAGTGTAAACGTGTGCGTTCCTGCTGCTAAATTCGCAGTCCTTGAGAATCTTTGCCATTCACTGGTGACTGCTACCTCGTTAGTACCATCTGTGAAGTCACCGATGCGTATAGCTCCTGTGCCTGTTTTTCTTTTTAAGTAAATTGAATAAGTGTAATATCCTGTCTGGGGTAACGTAGCACTTATTGTCCGATGCTTAACGCCACCATTAGAACCCACTGTGTCGGCTGTCATAGCCCCTTCAATAGGATTAGGATGAGTGTTTGAAGTTGCTACTGCTGCATTACCCCAAGCATTAACAAAGTCTTCAGAATTACTAAACAAATTCTGTGATGTATTCCGAACAACAGATGACTCCGAGACTCTATCACTCGCATCAAAGAAAACCTGTGCTTCTGTGTTATCGTAGCTTCTTCTAATTCTACAAGCGTATGTAGAAACGTCTCCGAGCTTACGAAGAGAAAAGGCTGCTACTGGTGCTTGCTTGGTGACTTCTTTGACGGATACGTTGTCTACTGTACCAACAAAATCCGCAGTGCCTCTTATTCTGATTGTAGTATGAGCAAGAGTAGGAACTAGTATGTCAGTATAAGATCCACTAGTTGTTCTAGCTTCACCTACAGTTGAGCCTCCGCCTCCTTGCATACGAGCGTCCATCGATCCTGCCGTGATTGTTAAATCATAAGTAACTTGATATTGTTTTCCTACAGTAACAGTCGGAATGGTTTGATATATTTGTGCAGCACCAGTTTGACTTCCATCACAAGACGCAACTCCACTGCCTATGCTCCAACCTGTTTGTTTTGTCCAATCACTGTCAGTATCAAAAGTCCCATTAGTAACTATCTCGCTTCCCAAAGTAAACTTAAACTTCTCAAGAAAAAGCTGTTCAAGTTCTGCACCTGTAAGTTTCCTCGTGATTGCGTTAGTTAAAGAAGCGGTAAGTTTTCCTGTTTGTGATTTAAGTCCACTACTTGTTGGTGATATAACATCCCGAGGCATCTTTTAAATATATTTATTATTATCTTTAATTATATGGTGTCGATAGGAGCGATCTCTACGTAAAGAGTTTCGTTCTTTGCGGAGGTTCCGGTTCTGTTACTAACGACGAGTTGGAGTTCCGTTTGGGATGTTGTAAAAGTACATCCGCCGGGAGAAGTTAGAACTGCATCCGATCCAATGTCTACATAAGCTCCTCCAACTTTATGTTGAAGTGTTAGTGTAGTCCCCGAGCTAAAAGTTCCCGAGGCAAGGAAAGCATAGGTGCCACCTTTGATCGGGTTTATTTTCGGGGTGGATGTTCCGGAGTTATAAGTACCGTTTCCGTTGGTATCTCCTAACCCATATAGATTGATAGAAGTTGTGCTTATCATCTTTGTTGTTTCTCTCTATGGTTAATTATTAATAAGTATTTGTATTGCTTCCTGTTCCCGACTTCGGTGCTGCTACACTAGCTCGGCGAATTGTTAAAGGACTCCCGGTGCGTTTCTTCTTTCTCCTGCTTGTATCGGCTTTGTTTTCTATTACCTCGGCAACCTCACTCGGTTCTTGTATTGGTGGAACTATGGGTGGTGGCGGCGGAGCCTGTATTTTTGGTCGGGATAAGCACATAATGTTTACTAGTCTTTTCTTAATAAGTTTTCGTTTTGTTCTGCGTTTTTAGCACGTAAAAAATTGATAATGTTTCGTTGTCCGAAATAGTAATCCATGTCTCGGAGTTCATCTTTTGGACTAAATTCTTTAGGAGGAAATATATCGTCGAGCTTCTTAACTAATTCACTCGATACGACGGGAAAAGTATTATCCATATTTATTTGGCTCTCTTTATCTTCAGTTTAACTCTGGCTGCTTTTGTGTTAGCTACGAATTGTTTACCCTTGGAGCCTTCTCTCTTCTTCTTTTTGGCAGTGCTTGCTCTCTCAGACTTGGAAAGGCTGCGAGCTTTTGACATGGGAAGACAGCGATCTGGATTATTTTTGTTCTTACTAGTTCCGCAAGCACCTTTAATGTTACCATCGGTTCCAATGCGTACCCAATTTTGCCTTCGCCATTTTGCTAACTCACCCATATCTTACTATTTTTTCTTTCTGATTTTTAATTTCTTCCTCTTACTTCCCTTGGCGTAGTTTGGGTCTTTGCAGTATTTTGATGCTGCCATATTAGCGTAAGCTGAAGGATACTTATCAAACGTTCTCTTCGCCCAAGCAATTCCCTTAGGACATATTTTGTTTGCCATAGCACTATTTACCTACCTCCTTGATTGCTTTTTTGTGAGAAGCCGTAAAAGTCATACCGCCTAACATAAGACGTTTCATAAATTTCATGTGTTTTTTTGTGTGATGCTTGGCGTGTCGTTGCATTGTTTTCTCTTGCCTAACACTTAGACTTTTGCGTGTTTTCATTTCTTTGGTTTCTTACCATATTTGGTAGTTTTCTTTTTCTTTGCCTTCTTAGTTATTTTAAGAGAATTTCTTTTTTTACCTGATGAATAATACATAATTGTCTAACAGTCCCATTTTCTTAGGGCTAAAGCTTTACGAGTGGGTCTTCCCTTACTGTCTTTCATTGGTCCCTTAACTCCACTCATCCGGGCACAAAAAGATCTTCTTCTAGCCGCAGCTTTAGGACTTCTTTTAGCTTGCTTTGAAGATACCGGGGGCTTTAAATTACTCCCTTGTCTCTTCGCTGCACGTCTTCCTGCCGCATTAAGACCACCTTTAGGATCTTTATGTTTGCTCGTGAGTCTGATTCTTTTACGCCTTGTTTGTTTAGCCATTTAGTTAAAAATGTTTTATCTATCTGCCAACTTTTTTTAAACCCCTAAAAAAATAGCCCCCGAGGAATCCCCCGGAGGCTTTTGGTTTGCTGTTGTTTTATGTGTTGTTTATATCTTTGCTTCGTAAGTAAGCAACTCATCAATTAAAGGTTGGAACTCTTGTTCAAAGCCGTCACCTCCATATTCATCTAACTGGTCTAGATCGATTGTTTTATGTCCAGATACATGATTAAAGAACCTCGGGTCTTTATCCATTAGCTTCTCTAAACCATCTTGCAATACTTCACTAGGTTTGAACTTTGGTTCCGTTTCTATTAGCTCGGCATGAGTTAATAACTTAGCAACCGGGATATTATTGATAACTAAGTAAACACCCCAATGTCCATCACGTTTTGCAAGCATGAGTTTAGAACTCTGAGCTTCCAGTTGGATCATTATCCATTTCTCGTATAGTTTCTGCAATGCAGTTTTACTTTTAGGTTTTTCTTTTGTACTCATGCTGCCACTATAGCACACCGAGTTTTGGAGTTTGTTAGGAAACAGCCTAAATACCTACCTGTAAGAAAATCTGAGACTAATATGATAGTGTTAAAAAAAAGTTAAAATTTTATTTGACCGGTATTTTACGGTTCCTGCAAGTCTCTTAATTCTTCCGGCAACATCCCTTCATCTATCCAAGTTTCTGTTTGCTGTAAACACATCGAGTTCCATATAACAGCACCGAGATGATCCTCCTCTTTACATCCTTCCATGTAAGCCCATAGGTGTCGGTAGATCGCATCAATGTAACGAGACACCGGTTGACCTCGGGTCCAATTATTTTTACCGTACTTCTCGGCTCCCTCGGCGAAACGTTTTGAGCAGCTACGCAACGCACTAGTGGGCATAAGAGAAGGCATTCCTTTTCCTTCCATAGAATCCCTAACAGATCCGGTTTGAAATTCAGTACGTCCTCCGCTATCCGGTAACGGTTTTCTTTCTACTACTTCTGCTTTTGTGGTTCCCATAATCTGATTTCTCCTTCTTTTTTATTGTATTCTTTTTTACTTCTAAGGATGTAGGAAAGCCGGGCATTGAGTAATGCGTCCTCTTCCGTTTGTCCTTTGGATTCATAAGCGTTCACTACGGTTTCCCAAGTAGCTCCGTTCTTATCTAAGAGTTTGTTAGCGGTTACGCTTCCAATCCCTTTTGCACCCGAGAAACCGTCAACGGTATCCCCGGATAAAGTTTGGGCAAGGTGGTTATAGTCGGCTTCTTCTTGCGTCATAAAGCTCGTCTCTCTTGACATAAAATTAAACCACTCACATTCCGGTAAGGTTGCGAAGTCTTTGTCGGCACTCACGGCGATATTATTTTTACTATGGGAACACATGATCCCGATGACATCATCAGCTTCGAGGTTGTTCCATCGGATACCATCGTAGTTCTTAAATGCCCACTCTGTCATAGCTCGTAAACCAAGAGGCTTTCTTTTATCTTTCCTGTTTGCTTTGTACTCTGGAAATAATTTATAACGGAAGTTTCTGGTGTCGGAGAAAACGAGGAACATTGCATCGCATTGCGTAGCGTCCTCGATAAATTCCATCATATCATCTATGATGACTTTCATCTCGGTCTCGGAACTATGTAAGGTCCAGATATCATCTTCCCACTTAGTCTCCTGCTCCGAGGCAAAAGCAGCCCGGTACATTATCATATCGCCATCGACGTAACTTGTTCTTTTAACTTTGCTCATAATATTTATTAGTGTGTTTCCGCCCAGTTTTTTCCTATTTTAAATTCACCATCCAAAGGACATTGGATACCGAGGTTCTTCCCGGCAGTTCCTAGAGCCGCCACGAAAGCTCTACCAAGCTCCTCGGCGTGTTCTTTCTTACACGAGAATTGTACCTCGTCATGCACGTTTGCGTGGAGTTCGTAAGGATGTTTAGCGTGGTCCCGAACGAACTCAATCAACGCTTGTTTCATTACGATGCTTGCCGAGCTTTGCAGTAAAGAGTTGAGAGCTTTATGTTTTGATCGGATCTTTAAGTGTCTTCCGTCAAGGGCTACGAGGTGACCCTTCATATCCACTGCTCGGTCGATGTCGGTGGTTAACTTTTTAAATGACGGCATCTTTTTAAGGAACGTTTGTCGTAACCTTTTACCTTCCTTCATGCCTTGTCCTACAATCTCACCGAGTAACTGATTACCACATCCGTAGAGGTAAGCATAAATCCAAGTCTTAGCTTGTGGTCTGCTGATACCGAGAACATCCGCATTCACCTGATGGATATCCCCTTCAAGAATCTCTCGAACATATTTACCGGAATCATATTTATAAAGTACATGACCAAGCATCCTTAACTCGATGCCACTTGCATCTGCACCTACGAGAACCTTACCTTCTGGTGCTGTAAATAATGACCGGGTTTCTTTTCCGTACTCGGCGTTAACCGATGGGCATTGACTTATGTTCGGCTGTGAGTGTGTGCATCTCCCGGTAACGGTGCCGACTGTATTAACTGATCCATGTATCCTACCCTCGGGGGTGACACAAGTTAACCAAGCGTACCTTCCGTCAACCACTTGCCCCAACCTTTTTTGTATCAAAAGATACTCGAGGAGCTTTAAAGATTCCTTAGTGTTAATCTTTTTGAGGACCGCTTCGTTTATCTCGGGGCGTTTCCCTTCGTAAGCTTCTGGTTTCCATCCTTGAGCCATCAGCCTCTCGGCGATCTGATCTCTACTCCCGGCATTAAAAGGAATAATCTTCTTTTTGTTTCCTAACTTCTCGGCATGATTAGCGATTGCTTGTTTGAATCCACCTCGCTTTAGTTCTTCCCTAAGTTGTGCTTTTGTTTTAGCAGTAAACTCTTTACCTTCCACTTCAACTATCCAACCCGAGGGACTCTTCATCTCCTCAACAGTTGGCGGAAAGACTTCCTGTAATTCTTTTTCTAGTTCAATCTTTCGGACCATAAGATCACGAGCAAGATCCTCGGCTTTCTTAACATCAAAAGGGAAACCGTTAATCTCCTGTAACCGGATTATCTTAGCGAACTCATGCTCCATGACGAGAGCCTTCGATGATGTATTAGCTTGTAAAAGATGCTTGTAAAGTGAGTAGGTAACTCGGACATCTTGGTTACAATATTCCTGCATCTCGGGGCTAAAAGATTCCCAAGTCTCGGTCTCTCCATGATCCCCTTTAAGATTACCGAGGCGAATCCCCCAAGCCTTCAACGATTGGGAACCCACTAATTTTTTAGGAAAGTTTTCTCGTTTATAATCAGTGTCCCCTATGTCCGGAAATAGTATCTTAGCCATCAACATAGTGTCTATGACTTTGTTGATTGATATGCCGTACAACTTATGCAATGCCGGGACATCAAAACCTATCCCATTGTGGAAGACAACATACTCCGCATTCTTCAACATTGATATTCCCTCGGTGATGTTATCTTTCTCGACGTTGAACTCGTAAAGTTTTTCGGTGTCAGCATCGAGTATCGACATACAATGAAGAGTATTTAAATCTTTTTGAGTTGCCCACATCGTCAAGCCGTTATGCTTTCCAATAGCGTTAGTTTCTATATCTGCGATCAGTAGTTTATATTTCATAATTTTATTCATGGTTGCTGAAGTCTCCATTAAAAGAGGTTTCGTTAAGTATTCCTTTTTCCGTATCGTATTCGAGGTACGTAGCAATCCCGGTCTCCCCCGAGAATCTATTCTTTAATACGGTGACAGTTGTTGTGTGCTTCTCCTCACCTTGTAAGTTTCTTGATAAGCCTATAACCATATCCGAGAGTTGACTTAATGCCGCCGAGCCTCTTAACGATGAGAGGTTAGGAGCTAGTCCATCCTCAAAACCTCGGTTGCCCTCGGGTCTTTTAAGGTGGCTAACCAGTATAAGAGAAAACTTAGATTCTTCAACCAAAGCTCTAAGTTTAGTCATCAAGATGTCTATGCTTTTTCTCTCCGAAGTCTCTCCTTCCGTAAGCCCGGAAATTACTATGGAAACGTGATCAAGAACGACGTGGGTTACCCCTTCGGCTTGCACCATAAATCTAATGTGAGAAAGTAACTCATCGGTATTCATAGATCCCCAATGGTCGTATAAGAAAAACCTTCCCGAGCCTATCGTTTTTTCAAAACCTTTACTGTAATCCTCATCAACTTCAAAAGGTTCGAGGTGCAACTGTTTCTCTAATTCTATACCGAGGATACCTTGAGAAGATCTTTCAATACTTTCCTCCAAGGCAATGTAACCAACCTTACAATCTGTTGTAGTCAAAAGGTGGTGTGCAATCTGTCGACATACTTGTGACTTACCGACACCACTACCGGCGGCGAAAAGACTTATCTCG